AGGAACAACAAGATTCTTATCCCTTGACAGCATGCAGACTCCAGCACCTAAAATTAGGCATTCGTGTCGCTGTCGATCAGAAAGATATTCGATTCCAGGTGGGCGAGGCCAAGATTCACCCTCAAAAATATCTAATGGTGCATCCACCAACTCTTTGATACTTGCTGATTTAGGACATGCAAACTCCTGATAACCGTCTTTCATTTCAACAACAAAAAACAGGCATTTGGAAGTAATGCTTAATAAAAAAGTGACGTTGCTTGTGCGAACCTCGATTGAGGGAAAAGGCAAAGAGAGTTCTGAGCAATTAACATCTTTGTCAATTTCTAAAAGTTTCCTCTCAATCAATGGATAGACATTGAAGTATGGTCTTTTGTTTCTGTACCAGTAAAGTTCAGACTGCAATCGACTAATTGTCATCAAGTCTTTTTTAGAATCCAGACGCTCTAGCTCAAAACGATAAACCGACTCAAAATTATCAAAATCTATGCCGTATGGATTGCCTTTTGTTTTGACTGATCTTGCCTCGGAAAACGCTGATGAATAATCTCTAAATTGGCTCAAAATGCGTTCTCCTTTTCTGTGATGTCACACAGAATTTCTTCCAAAAAACATTCCTCAATAATTGCATCCAACAAGCGTCTCGCGTAGTACATTTTCAAATCAACAGAATCACCGCTATTAAGACTCAGAGAATACCTTCTTTGTTCTGTCATTCGAATAACCGTTTCTTTTGCATCTGCAAGAAGCGAAAAAACTAATCTTTTCGAGGGATTTGTCAGGTCGATTGCAATGTCTTGCATTGGAAAGAAAACATATTTTTTGCAAGGAGAAAAAAAGGCGCGTGGAGTCCGATTCGGCTCAACTTGCAAATTAACAACATCTTTGTATTTTGCTTCTGAAAGCCACTTGTCGATACCGTCCACCCACTTACGAAATTCTTCGGTTTCTATCAAAATGGCATCTCCTCTTCCTCAGTAACAGCCAACAAACTTGAATCCGGTATTTCCTCAATCTCAGCCCCAGTGATTCGCCAGAACCTACCTTCACGCACTGCCGTAATCGAACGCGGAACAGCGATCGCTTTAGCGACCTCCAACGCATCATCAACGCTCGTAGGTGGCTCCAGTTCGCACCGAACCGCCCACCACGACTCCGCCTTGCGTCGTGCGAATCCTGAATGCTCTAGACAAACCCATTCCGAAATCATCGGCTCAAGATTACCCTCGCCGGTCAGGTGGTAATCGACTCGCAGACTTGGCGTCTTGCCTTCCTTCTCGTGCTTGTAGTACCTCACGGTACTAACTTGAAACGTCTCAGGCTCGCTGATAATCTGCGCCACAGTGTCGGCTTTTTCTTCGTGCGTTGGCACTCGAACCGAGAACCGAAAGCCGCACTCGCAAGACTGCTTTCGACTTGCCACCACTAGCTGGCAGTTTGGACACTCCTTGCCCTCGTCGTCGGCTTCCAACTTCTCACCCTTTGGTGATCGCGGCTTGCCAAAGTCAATCGCATCAATCGTACCATGCCGCTTGATGTTTTCGCCAAAGTCCAGAACCAAGCAATCAGCCTTAGAAACATGGGTTCGAAGTCCCCGGCCAACGATCTGAGCAAACAATCCTGGCGATGCAGTCGCTCGCAGAATCGCGATGGCGTCAACGCAAGGAGCGTCAAAGCCGGTCGTTAGCACGTCAACGTTGACCAAGATCCGAATGCTCTGCGCAACGAACCCCGCCAGTATCGAAGCTCGCTCCAAAGGAGTCGTGCCACCCTCGACCATTTCAACACTGTCGTCCGTCAGCGTCCGAAGCGTTGAAACAACACCTTCCGCATGCTTGACCGACGAACAGAACACCATGATCGAACGCCGACCGACACAAGCCTGAAGGACTTCCTTGCAGGCTTCCGCTGTCGCCATCCCACCAAACAACGCATCGACTTCCTTGGTGATAAACTCGCCATACCGCATGTGAAGCGACGAAGTGTCAACTTCGTTTGCAGTCGGCTTGTTTGTCACTCTGCACAAGAAACCCTCTTCCATGAGTTGCTTGATTGGTGCGTTGTAAACCAACTTTTGAAACACTCCGTCAGCCTTGCACAATGCACCTTCACCCGTTCGGTATGGGGTTGCAGTCAAGCCAACGAATCGAATCGTCGGATTGATGGTTCGCATATCGTTCAGAAAGGTTTGGTACATCGACTCATCCGATGGAGAACACAAATGGGCTTCGTCAATCAAGATCAGGTTCCGAACGTCAAACAAGCTCGCCTTGTTGTAGACACTCTGGATACCGCAAAGAACAATGGACTCTTTGGTTGCATACCGCCGAAGTCCTGCCGAGTATTCCCCGACAGGAATCGAAATCAGTTTGCGAACCTTGTCCGCGTTCTGCGAAATCAACTCCTTTCGATGTTGCAGAACCAGAACACGACCGCCAAAGTCCGTAATGGCGCGTCGTGCTAGTTCTGCAATCACGAGGCTCTTGCCCGACCCAGTAGGTAAGCAAACAATCGGATTGCCTGCTTGCGTGCAAAGGTGGTTGTAGACAGCCTCGACAGCCTCTTGCTGGTACCAACGCAGTTCCATTTAGGCATCACCTGCATTAGCTAGTTCAAGAATCCTGCCAAGTGCTTCTTTGTATTCCTTGTGCATCGTGTAACCGTGGCAAGATCTAATGATCTTTCTGGTTTCACGCTTCACAGACAAGTCGAAAGCAGTAAACGCCATCGATAAAAAATCATCATTGCTGATTGTTTTTCGATATGAATTGACATACTCTCTCAGCACATTTGCAGGATGGGATGAAGCCTCATCAGACTCTTTCGAAAAAACCGCCAAGAAACTGTTTGCCTCATCCTGGTTCTTGCAAGAGGCAAGATAGAAAAACGCACACGAAACAGATGGCGCAAAAGCATTTTTCGCCGTTTTGTGTGCGTTCAATCTGTTCACGCAGTCAAAAAACAAAACCGGCATTTGCAGCATAACGTCAAGCACTGCCGCGTCTGTCAACGAGGTGGTGCCCGTCCGAGTGGCTGGAGCGTTAATTGCAAGCCTGTACAAACAACGCACCGCACCTGCTGCAACAGAAGCATTTTTTATTCCTTGCCGCTGTAAGTAGCCGACCGACGTTCTGATTTTTCCCTTGTCTTGATTAGGATCGTCAATCAATTCATCGGGGACGTTCCGAAGAACATAGGTCCAGATTCCAACACCAGATTTGACAATACTGCTTAATCTGTGTTGGCCATCAAGAAGTTTTTCAGACTTCGATATGGCAATGGTCGCTGTGTTTATTGTCCACCGTCCCTTGTCCATGTCGTCAGTGTACCTATCTGCGCAACTGGCGATCATCTTTCGATAGTTCTTGTCGTTCGCCTTCAGTAACTCTTTTGCCATGTCAGGGTCGATGAATTCAAACGTACATTTGGTGCTTTTGCACTTTGCTATCAACGATTCTGCAATCATAAAATCACCAAGGTGCCTTGCTAGTGGTAGTTGCAGAAACAGTCTCACCAGCCGCCACAACAGGACCAGCCGAGCGAGGCTTGAACGACTTGATTCGATTTTCCATCTCGCCGCTGTAGTCGCTTTTCTTTGTCGTCAACGAAATGCGGAAAGTCTTGTTGTGCAGCTCGCTCGAATCGTTCGGTGTCAACACGTTCACCGCACGACAGATTGCCGACAAAGTTCCTTTGGCGATCGTCACCGCTTGGTCGTTCTTGTTGACAAGGTTTAACTTCTCGAACAGCTTCCGGTTCTGGTACTGACCACCAACGATCTGAATTTCCAAATTCAAATATTGGCCGGTTCCGTCTTTCGTCGCTTTCATTTCGCTATTGACAATACAAGCCTCGTAATCGCCAGCAGGGATAACGCCGAAATCGTTCGGCTCCACTTTGCTTGCATCAAATCCAGATAAATTTGCCATCTCTAATCAACTCCAAAACTAAAAGGGGGAATCACTCAAATCGACAGGCTCAGCAACCGCAAGGGCTTCGCCTTTACTTGTTCCGTTCTTGACGACGCCTGCAATGTTGCCAGCAGGGGGTTCTTGCAACGATGGCGCAGGAGCCGCGACCGCTTGCTTCGACACGATTGGCAGATACTTTTGCAAGTCTGCAAAGCTGGAAATCTCATCCACCATCCCAAGACGGTTCTTCGCTTCCACCGTTGCTGACTTGTTGCAGACGATGACTCGCTCTTTGCCACCAATGGCGATGGATCGCTTGTTGCCGAATCCTTCGTCCATCTGACGGGTTAGCGTGCGATACCGAACAAACAGCACCTCATCGCACCATTCGGTGACGCATCCGCTCCCTTTGATATGGAGGGCAGGCTTCCAGTAGTTGTACGAGTCGCCATCAGGATTCGTAAACTTCTCGATCTGCTCGTGGCAGGTAAAGACAATGTGCCTTCCTTGTTGCCAAAGATAGGACAACCCATCAAACAAAGACTTCCATTGCTGTTCAACTGCTTGGTAGCCTTTGCCAAACCCGATGTCGTCAATCGTCTTTTTGCCTGCCTTCTGAGCAACGTCAGCAAAAATCAGTTTCTCCAACCAGTCAACCGTGTCGATCACGATTGTCTCGTAATCCGTCTCGCTGGCACCAATCATGCAACCCATGAAATCGGTGATCGACCGAATCACTTCGGTTGAGTCAACGTCCAGATCGCCAATGCCATCCTCGATGTTGAGAAACAGAGGCTTCGGAAACTTCGCTGCAAGCGAGGACTTTCCAACTCCGTTTTCTCCATAGATCAGAATGCGACGTGCGCGATTCCTTTTTCCCTTGTTGATATGCAACACAATCAAACCCCTAAAAACAAAACCTACAAACAAACCCCAAAGGCAAGAGCGAGAATCGAACTCGCTCGCTAACCGTTTTGCCTGTTACGCAGACAGCTTTCGCTTACGTTTCCGCTTCGCCTTATCGCTTTCTTCCTTTC